AATTTTTAGCTACAATATGTAAAATTGCTTGGTGATGCGGGCATAAAATTAAGGAAAAGTTATGACTGTTCAGCTTTTTGCCAATAATGCGAAAACAACGCTGGCATCACCGATTAACGCTACCCAGACTACCATTACAGTAGCTCCGGGGACAGGAGTGCTTTTTCCTTCTCCAAGCTCTGGTCAAGGTTTTAAAGTTACTTTAGTTAGCGCAACTTCCGCTTCTGTATACGAAATTTGCCTTTGTACTGCTAGATCAGGCGACACTTTAACAGTAGTTAGAGCCCAAGAAGGCACTTCTGGAACACCTTTTCTTTTAAACGATATTGTTGGCAACTATGACACAGCAGATGTCATGGCTAATTTGGTTCAAGTTTTACAGCTACAAAACCAATATTATTTATATGCTGTAGCTAGCGGATCAGCCAATGCTTTAGCGGCGACAATCCCTTCACCTTTGACATCTATTCCAGATGGAATGTCTATTGTTGTCAAAGCTACTGCTGCGAATACTGGCGCAACCACTTTAAATTTAACCCTTGGAAGCACTTCAACAGGTGCTCAAGCTATTGTTACAGGAAATAATACTGCTTTAGTTGGTGGTGAAATTCCCGGTTCTGGCTATCCTATAACTCTTTCTTATAGCTCTACTTTTGGTGCTTGGGTTATTACTGACGGTAATATTAATTTAAGCCTTTATGCTTATATTAACAGCCCAACATTTACAGGTACTCCAAGAGTTCCAACAGCGGCATTTAACGATAACAGCACTATTATTGCCAGTACCTCTTGGGTTCAAAATCAATTGGCTAACTATGCGCCAATTTATAACCCCACATTTACTGGTACTCCTGCCGCTCCGACTGCTCCATCTGGAACTAGCACAACTCAAATAGCTACTACTGCTTTTGTGCAAAATCAAATTGCTACTCAAGTTAAAGGTTTAGGATTTGGTGGCACTACTTGGCATGATGTTACTGGAAGTAGAGCGGCAAATACCACTTATACAAATTCATACTCTTACCCAATTATGGTAAATGTGAATTTAATTACTGGTTCTTCTGGAATTACAAATCCTTCTTATTTTTATGTTAACGGAATTGCGGTTGCAGATGCTAATAGCGGCGGTTGGACAGGAGCAACAAGTTTTACCGTTTCAGTAATAGTTCCACCGGGTAGTACATATTCAACAAATTCAAATGGTATTGCTATTTGGGCAGAACTTTATTAAGGAAAAATTATGACTTATAACTATGGTAGCCCCATTACAGGCACTCTTACTGGAACAACAGCTACTGTAGGCGTTCCAGCTTTAGTTTACCCAGCAACTATTGTGTTGAACTCCACAGCAGGTGGCAGAGCAATTCAATTTTCTTTGGATAACGGTACAACTTTTTATACCGCAGTAACTCCTACAGGAACAGAAACAAGTCAAATTTATTATGTTCTGACTTTCCCTGTGACTACACTTAAATTTACTGGCGCAGCAAACGACACTTATTCAATTCTTTAATAGTGTTGTATAAGGGTTTACCATGACAATACTATTATTTGCAAACCAAGCGCAGACCACTCTTGCGTTACCAGTAGCCCCTTCTGATACTACTATCTATGTAGCTAGTGGTACTGGTAATTATTTTCCCAACCCACAGGCTGGGCAAGGTTTTAAATTAACATTAGTTAATTCAACAAATTCATTAATAGATGAAATTGTTTTGGTAACAGCCCGTTCTGGCGATGTCATGACTGTTGTTCGTGGTCAAGAAGGAACAATTCCTCAAGCTTGGAAGTTTGGAGATTTTGCAGTTAACTTAGATACTGCTGGTTCTTCTGATGCTTTTGTTCAGTTCGATCAAATTGAAAATGGTTCTATTAATGCGTACTTTAATAGTATGCGAACCACTACAGGACAAGTGGATTCTGTTCCTGTAAACCCAACAGATTTAGTAAATAAAGCATATGCCGATTATTTAATTCAAGGCATGACACCAAAAAAAGAATCTCAATGTGCCACAACGACAATTGCACAAGGTGGTGGAAATATTGCTTTATCTGGTTTGCCCATTATTGATGGTTATCAAACTGTTGCAGGAGATCGGGTTTTAGTTAAAAACCAAGACAGCCCTGCTCAAAATGGTATTTATGTAGCTAGTGCTGGAGCATGGCTCAGAGCTACAGATATGGATGTTTGGTCAGAAGTTCCAAGTGCTTTTACTTTTGTTCAAAACGGTACATACAATGTCAATACAGGTTGGGTAGCTATTGCTCCAGTAAACGGAACAATTAATGTAACTCCAATTAATTGGACACAGTTTTCTGGGTATGGAATTTCAGGTTACTCTGGTTATTCAGGTTATTCTGGCTATTCTGGCTTTAGTGGTAGCTCTGGCTATTCTGGATCAGGTACATCAGGCTATTCAGGCATAAGCGGATTTAGCGGTTACTCTGGCTGGTCAGGAATCTCAGGATACAGCGGTCAATCAGGTTTTAGCGGCACTTCTGGTTATTCTGGATCAGGTGTATCAGGATTCTCTGGCTATAGTGGCTACAGCGGATTTAGTGGCATTTCTGGCTATTCTGGAATTAGTGGCTATTCTGGCATTAGTGGATATAGCGGCATATCAGGCTATTCTGGTATTTCGGGATACAGCGGATCTGGCATTAGCGGATATAGCGGTTCTGGTATTTCAGGATATTCAGGAACATCAGGCTGGTCTGGCATCTCTGGCTGGTCAGGCTATTCAGGCATTAGCGGTGCATCAGGCACTTCAGGTTGGTCTGGTTATAGTGGTTATTCAGGCACATCAGGTTGGTCAGGTATTTCTGGTTGGTCAGGCTACTCTGGCACATCGGGTTGGTCAGGAATTTCTGGCTATTCTGGATATTCTGGAACTTCTGGTTTTAGCGGTTATTCAGGAATTTCTGGGTATAGCGGAATTTCTGGTTACTCAGGCATTTCTGGCTATTCAGGAGTATCAGGTTTATCAGGATATTCAGGATCAGGTATTAGTGGGTATAGCGGATTTTCTGGTTTTAGTGGCGCACAAGGTACATCCATTAATATCAAAGGAACTGTTGCAACTCCAGCAGATTTACCAGCAACAGGCAATCAAGTTAATGATGCCTATATTGTTACTTCCAATGGCGATCTCTATGTATGGAATGGCACAGCTTGGTTTAACGCTGGTCAAATTGTAGGTACATCGGGCTATTCAGGTTACTCTGGAACATCAGGATTTTCTGGTATTTCTGGCTACTCTGGCACAAGTGGATTTAGCGGTATCTCTGGTTATAGTGGCACAAGTGGCTATAGCGGATTCTCAGGTATTTCTGGTTATTCAGGCTCTGGTGTAAGTGGATATAGCGGTTGGTCTGGTATATCAGGCTGGTCTGGCTATTCGGGCTATAGTGGCACTTCTGGCTACTCTGGTACATCAGGCTGGTCTGGTTACTCAGGAACTTCAGGATGGTCTGGTATTAGCGGATATAGCGGTTATTCTGGCACTTCAGGATGGTCTGGTATTAGCGGTTTTTCTGGTTACTCTGGCATCAGCGGAACTAATGGCGCTTCTGGATTTTCAGGAATTAGTGGTTACAGCGGTTACTCTGGAAGCGGTGTATCGGGGTATTCTGGATTTTCTGGTTATTCTGGAAGCGGTGTATCTGGTTATAGTGGATATAGCGGAAGCGGTGTAAGTGGCTATAGCGGATATTCAGGATATTCTGGTTCTGGTGTAAGCGGTTATAGCGGATATTCTGGTTTGGGATATTATGGATTAACCGCAACAGGATCAAATTCATTAAGCCTTGGTAGCAAATCTTTTACTACCAATTTAGATGCTTCTACTACAGCTTTTTCTGTTGGGCAATATGTCAGAGTATTTTCTACATCTGTGCCATCTCAATTTATGGAAGGCTTAATAACCGCATTTACAGGAACTTCACTAACAGTCAATATGACTTATGTAAATGGGGTAGCATCTTTTAGCAATTGGACAATTACTGATTCTGGTGCTGTTGGAACTTCTGGCTATTCTGGCTATTCTGGTATTAGCGGGGCAAATGGCGCTTCTGGATTAAGTGGCTATTCAGGATTCAGCGGCATATCTGGGTACTCTGGATTCTCAGGAATTAGCGGATATTCTGGATCAGGTGTAAGCGGCTATTCTGGATACAGCGGAACAAATGGAACTAATGGCGCATCTGGATTAAGTGGTTACTCAGGATTTAGTGGCATATCCGGATATTCTGGTACAAACGGTTCTACCGGTATAAGCGGTTATAGCGGTTACAGCGGGGTTAACGGATCAACTGGAACTTCTGGTTATTCAGGCTATTCAGGTTTAAATGGTGCAACAGGAACATCTGGTTATAGCGGTTATTCAGGAGCTACTGGAGCAACTGGCACTTCTGGTTACTCTGGTCAAAACGGTGCAACAGGTACTTCTGGCTATTCTGGTTATTCAGGACAAAATGGCGCAACTGGAACATCGGGATACAGCGGATATTCTGGACAAAATGGATCTACAGGAACATCAGGCTACAGCGGATATTCTGGAGCTACAGGTTCTGCTGGAACTTCTGGATACTCAGGTTATAGTGGTGTAGCCCCATCAACAGTTACTACTACCAGCACTTCTTCTGGTTCAACATTCTATTTAGATTTTGTAGCTGCCAATGGCGGTTCAGGACAAACTTTATATAACAACGGATCTTTAACTTATGTTCCTTCAACAGGAACATTAACAGCTACATCTGTTGCTGGCTCATCAGATGAAAGATTAAAGAAAGATTGGGAAGATCTACCTGAAAACTTTATTGAGTTGCTTGCACAAGTGAAACATGGGGTATTTACCCGTATCTCTAGCGGCAATAAAGAACCCGGTGTATCTGCTCAATCTATGCTAAATGCTTTAGCTCAAGCAGTTATTGAAGGCGAAGATGGTATGCTGGCAGTTAATTATGGCGGAGCAGCATTAGTTTCTGTTATAGAATTAGCAAACTTGGTTCTCAAACTTAAACAAGATATTGAGGAATTGAAAAACAAACCATAAGGATTAGTGATGCAATCCCCAAAGTATTCGGTAGTGATACCGACTTACAATAATTGTGAGAAATATCTAAAACCGTGTATTGATTCCATAATTAAATACACCGAAATGACCGACATAGAGTTGGTCATTTCTGCTAATGGCTGTACCGATAACACTGCAAAATATCTAGAATATTTAGCAACAGCGATTCCTAACTTATATGTCGTTTGGAATGACGAACCTTTAGGTTTTGCCAAAGCTATTAATCAAGGCATAGTAAATACTATTGGGCATAAAATAGTGTTTTTAAATAACGACACTTTGCTGTTAGAACAACCAAAAAATGATTGGTTAAAACGACTAGATATTGGCGACATTGCGTCGGTTCTAACGCTAAACTCTCCTATTACAAATCAATCGTTTGCGGTTTTCTTTTGTACCATGATTGATCGCCAAGTATTTGATGATATTGGCGTACTAGATGAATCATTTAAAACAGGTGGCTGTGAAGATATAGACTTTTGCAAACGAGCTACAGATGCGGGCTTTAGGCTAATAGATGTGGGCTATCGGGGTGATTTTCCAATATATCACGCTGCTGAAGGCACTGTTCACGATACTAGTCTTGTACAAGATTGGAGCCAAAAATTCCATGCCAACGAGCTGCGTTTAGCCAAAAAATGGAATACGGATCATTACCGCTATTTGCTATCCAATAATTACGAACGAGCTGTATTTCTAAAGGGCGATCCTGTATTTCCCCGAGAAACTACACGCTATGAATGGGCGGCAAAAAATCTTGATGACAGAACAAACGTCGTAGAAATTGGCTGTTCTACCGGTTACGGAAGTCAATTTTTCCCGAACTACTATGACTATGTTGGTATTGATTACGACCCCATTATTGTGCAAGTAGCTAAAGAACAAGATTGGGGTTTTACAAGGGCTTTTACCCACGCTGACATTAATAATTGTGACTTAGGAACGGCAGCCACTATTGTTGCTTTTGAAGTCATTGAGCATTTAGATAATGGTTTAGAGATTGTTGAAATGCTAAAAACAAAATGCCATCGGTTATTAATTTCGGTGCCGTGGAATGAGCCTAAAGGCTTTTGGGGTGAACATCACAAATTGCATGGCTTAAACGAAAGCCACTTCCCCGGCTTTATGTTTTGGTACATTAACCACGCCGGAGTTTTATCTGCGGAGCCGCAAGCAATTACCCCTGAAAATCCTAGTAATTTAATGCTTTGCAGGTGGGATCATGAGTAAAGTTCTTTGCTCAATAGCTACCAGAGGTAGATACCAGTCCACCCTGCCGCTTGTTTTACAGGCGGTTATTAATCAAACTTGGCTACCTAATAAGGTAGTTATTTTTGATGACAACGATGAACCTCAAGACATGCGGCAAGAGTTCATCTATCAGCATTTATTTAAACAGATGCAAATCAAAGGTATTGAATGGGAGTGGCTGTTTGCCGAAAAGAAAGGGCAGCACCATATCCATCAAAAAGCCAACTTGATGGGCTATGAGTGGGTATGGCGCGTCGATGACGATTGCGTTCCAGAACCAACTGTTCTTCAAAGCCTGTATAGCCATGCATCCCAAATAGACAATGTGGGGGCAGTAGGTGGTGCCATCATTACAGGACAGCCTATTAACGCAGTTAATTCCACCGGATTAATTAAAAATATTAATTTAGAACCTAATATTCAATGGGACTTTATTAAAGGTATCCGCGAGGTAGAGCATCTGCATTGCTCTTTCTTGTACCGCGCTGGAGTGCATGATTTTAATACCGGGTTATCCCGTGTAGCGCACCGTGAAGAAACGCTGTTTACTTATGGGTTATATCAAAAAGGTTATAAAATTTTAGCTGTTCCCTATGCTACATCTTGGCATATGAAGAACCCCCAAGGCGGCATTCGGGCTGAAACTAACGGAGAAATGTATCACCATGACGAACAAATTTTCAGAAACCACCTTAGCTATAGTGGGCGTACTATTGTGGTACTTAATGGTGGTCTTGGGGATCACATTGTGTTCAGTCGTATATTGCCTGAAATTCATAACCCAATTGTTTTTGGCTGCTATCCTGAAATTATTGAAAGCGATTCCATAGCTAAAGCGCAACAGCTTTTTGGCAGCTTAGATCAATGGAATATCTACGCCAAGATGGATCAGTGGAAGTGGACTGATAGCTTAGAAAATGCTTATAGAAAGCTCTATCTATGATTTTAATACACCCTTTTGCCAAACCTTTAGTAAAAGGTAGGGAAAACCCTAAAAACTATCCATATTGGGAAGAACTTGTATACGAATTGCAAAAAACTATGCACGTCGTTCAAATTGGGCTAGAGGGCGAACGTCAATTAGTTCCTGATTTTCGCAAAGGGTTATCCATGCCCCAATTGCGTCAGCTCATTAAAGAGTGCAAAACGTGGATTGGTATTGACAGTTTTTTTCAGCACTTGGCTTGGAGTGAGGGCAAACCGGGCATTGTGCTTTGGTCAGTTTCTGACCCAAACATTTTTGGGCATCCGGAAAACATTAATTTACTAAAAGACCGTAAATATTTGGCGTCAAATCAATTCCTTTGGTGGGACTTTACAGAGCATAATCCAGACGCTTTTGTAAAACCGCAAGAAGTGTTAAACTTTCTGTAACTTTTAGTGTTTAAATGAGGGGTAGGCTATGTCTTGGGAGTCCATAATCGCAGCGATAACGCTAGCCTACATGTTTATTAGTGGACTCATCGGTTGGTGGACAAATAGCATTTCCCGTAGTCAAAAAGAAGTTAGTGATGCCCAAGCGCAGCTTGCTAGGGATATGAAAAAACTAGAAGTAATGCTTCCAAATGAGTATGTTAAAAAGGCTGACTTAGACCAACGATTATCAAGAATGGAACATACATTAGACTTGATAATGGCAAAATTAGATACTAAACAGGATAAATAATGTTCTCTAAAATCTGCACCCTCCTCCGTAAAAAGCCTGTAGAAACCAAACTTCCTGAGTTTCCCGTAGAAATACCGGTAAAAGCTAAAAAAGAATTAGTTAAAAAAGCTACTACTCGTAAGCCTGTAGCTAAAAAAGCAACTATTGTTGCCAAAAAGACAACTATCAAAAAGAAAAAATAGTATGGAAAATAAACCTGATATTTCTTTTGATTCAGCAAAAGAAGTTGCTGGACGTTCCATTGGTAAGCATGGTCTTGCTTATATTACAGCCATTATTGTTATTTCTGTAGCTGCCAGTATATTTTTAGATACTGCCAAAATAGCCGCCGTAATCGGTATGGCGGGCGGTGCAATTATGGCAATTATCAATATGATGAATGCAGTATCTGGCACAACCGAAAAAGAAGAAAAGCCAGAATTTGCGGTTATTCAAAATTTGATTGATAAGTTAGACCATCTTGCAGATAAAGAGCCTCCAATGTCAGTTACAGTTGATGGCGATAAAGTCACTGTCACTAAAGGTGAAGATACGATTACGACCAAAAAATGAACAAAATATTAACCCACCTTCTTACAGGTAAAGATAATGAAACTCATGATATTGCTCGTTGGGCTTGGGCTTTGGGCTTTATTGTGGTTGCTATTGCTGCCATTTATTTAATTTATAGCGGCAAAGAAATTAGCCTTACAGAGCTTGCTGGCGCGCTGGGTATTGTTTCTGGGTCTGGCGCCGCGTCTGTAGCTGCTAAACAAATGTCAGGATCAGAGCCAAATGTTCCCTCTTCCAATTAGCGCATATATCTATGCCGGTTTAGTTTTAATAGCTTTAGCTGGTGTAGGCTATGGCAGACATGAACATACTGTGTTTGAAGAGTACAAAGCTGAAGAAATTGCTAATGCACGGCTAAAAGAACATCAACTTCAAGATGCCACCGATCAAATAAGGAAAGACAAAGATGCTCAAATCAACGCTATTAATGACCAGCTTGCTACTGTTCTTGTGCAGTTGCGCTCCCGAACCAGTAGGAACGATAAAGTATCCAACAATGGACAAGGTGGAACTGGGATGTCCCTTTTTGCCGAGGATGCAGCTTTTCTTGACGGGGAATCTGCCCGTGCCGACAAATTGCGGTCAGCCCTTGACGCCTGTTATAAACAGTACGACGAAGTAACTGGGAATAAATAATGGAGTACTCTAAAGATGGTTTACACCTTACTGAGCAGTTTGAAGGAGTACGGCTTACTGCTTATCCAGACCCCGGGACTGGTGGAGATCCTTGGACTATTGGTTACGGTCATACTGGGGCTGATATACACGCGGGATTGACCATCACTCAGGCGCAAGCCGAAGAGTATTTGCGTCAAGACGTGCAAAAAGCAGCCGCCAATGTAAACACCCATGTCAAAGTTGAAATCACTCAAGACGAGTTTGATGCACTTGTGGACTTTGCATTTAACTGCGGATGCGGCAACTTGGACACTTCTACGCTATTAAAGAAACTTAATGCTGGCGATCACGAAGGTGCCGCGCAAGAGTTTCTTAAATGGGATATGGCTGGCGGACACCATATGGCGGGTTTGCTGCGCCGCCGTCAAGCAGAAGCAGCATTATTTTTGACTAAACTAGCATGAGCGCCGACTTTTTTGATGAGGCTTCAGACATGGAAGCCTTGCATCGTGACTTAGCTATTAAGGCTATTCGTAACGAAAAGAAAACGCCCTATACCGGGCATTGTTTGTGCTGTAATGAATTGATACCCCAAGGCAGATTCTGTTCCGCAGAATGTCGTAAAGATTGGGAAATGGAACAAAAAATTAGAAAAATAGCTGGAAAATCTCTATAAGTCATTGAATTTCCATATAGTTCGTTTAATATGCGAACTATTGTCATAAGGATTACTATGCCGTTTAAGCCTGTGTGTTCCGATGAAGAGTTTATTGCGTTATGGAAAAAACTAGGTTCTCCTACGCTTGTGGGTAAAGAACTAGGTATAAACCCTAGGAGCGTCAGTAACAGAAAAAGCGCTATTAAAATTCGACACAATATTGAGCTACCTACGCATGGATCATTAAGAGATCCCAAAAAAGAAAAACCCAAAAAAATAGAGCTTGCCCCTCATAACGTCCGAAGAGGCATAGACGTTGACAAAGTTAAACGCGTTATTGTGTTCTCAGACGCGCATTTTACTGATACCACTACCACGGCGTTTAAAGCGCTGCTGGCAATGATTAAGAAGTTTAAGCCACAGGTTATCATCTGCAACGGCGACGCCTTCGATGGGCAGGTTTTGAGCCGCTTTCCGTCGATTAATTACGATGCCAAGCCTAGCGTATTGCAAGAGTTAGAATCGTGCCGTTATCACCTAGATCAAATCGTTAAGCATAAACCTGCGGGCTGTCGGCTAATATGGACACTGGGAAACCATGATATGCGCTACGAGTCATGGTTGGTTAACAAAGTACCCGAATATAGCGGCGTAGATGGTTTTAGTTTGAAATACCATTTCCCCGAGTGGGAAACCTGTTGGAGCTTTTGGATTGGTGAAGAAACCGTGGTCAAGCACCGTTTTAAGGGAGGACGCACTGCGGGTTATAGTAACTTGCTGGCGGCGGGTAACACAAACATCATTACGGGGCATACGCACGTTCTCGCTTGCCAACCGATTTCAAATTATCAAGGCAACTTTTATGGGGTTCAGACCGGCTGTTTAGCTGATCCTATGAGCCCTACCTTTGAATATTGCGAAGATAGCCCCAAAGATTGGCGTTCTGGCTTTGTTATGCTTTCGTTTGACCAAGGCAGAATGCTCATGCCCGAGCTAATTATGGTTAGCGACGAGCAAAACGGCGAATACGAGTTCCGCGGGGAAATTCACGCGGTATGAAAATCACACCTAAAATTCTTGAGTCTATCTATTTGACTTTGGCAAAGTGTGAACCTTTTATAAAATGGGATTTGCCGCCAAGTGAATTGTGCCGTTACGATATTGTTGACGATCATCAAGTAATGGCTACTTATGAATACGATGAATCAATGTCTAAACCGCATATTTTTAGTATCTCTAAAGCTCGCTGCGGTCATTACGATACGGTGGTGCGATCTATGGCTCACGAAATGATCCATTGTTCTAGGCACAAATCTGGTAAATGGACGCTTCATGACGCCACTTTTAAACGTAGAAAAATGGCTGTGGGCTTGGAGCTAGGGTTTGACGGTCATGAACTCTAAATATATAAAATTTGCAGTTTTGTAGACATATTGTCGATATATGTACGTTTTTGTCGACATTTTGTACATGAAATGTGTAATTAATTACACATTTGTTGACTTATTAAACAGTCCTTAAATAACTTAAAGCCTTATTAATGAATCATTTAACATACTGTTGTTATTATTAACATACAGTGCGTTAACACTTTTTCTTACAAAATACCCCGTTCGGGAATATTTTCCTATTTTTGCACACTTTTTTATCAATTCTTCCCGTTCGGGAAACTTTTTCTTATGAAGCTGACCTATTTTAAAAACGCTTGTAAGTGCATGAAATTTCAATAAAAAGTCATGCAAAAATAGGACATTGTTGTCCGATATTTGTATATTTTTTTCATACTTATAGGTATGAAAAAAGGTTCCGAATTGGAACCTTTAGGTATTAAAACTAATTTTATTTAGTTTTTACTATTTTAAAAAACTCTTTAATAGTAGACAAAGTTGACTGTAACCAAAACTCGTTTACTTCTTTAACGCGCTCTACCAACTCTTCATATTGTTTAAATGGTTTTTCAAAATCAAACATAGCAATCTCCTATTTATGTTGCAATGCAATAATTATAAAACATTATTTTGTAGCTAGCAAGTACGCTCCATAATTGGCAAAAGCATAGCCCGCGTACATAAAAGCCAAACCGTAGTCGCCTTTAAATAAGTTTTCTACAAAAATATAAGCGTAAATTAGCCCTGTAACGACAATTAACCAAGGCGTCATATGTTAGCTAATAGCTTATGGATACGAGCATTGAACCAACGGCGAATGCAATAGCTGCGAATTACTGAGATGACAGTGTATAGCAGACCCATATAGAAGTTAGCTAACAGACTAATGTGAAAGCCAAACAGCGGAAATATCAACAAATTGGCGATGTAATTAATGGTAAACCCTATTAGTACATTTACCCATGCCTCAATAAAAGAGCCTAGTTTAGTTTGACTCATATCAAAGCATCCTCAAACTTATAATCTTCTGCTTTCTTTGCCCGCATGAATTTAAACCACCAGCCTTTACGCAGTGAGCAAATAGCAATGGCTTCTTCACGCCTTGCAGCGATTCGCATAGGCTGATCGTTTTCGTCAAACACAATGTAGCTCATGGCATTAGCTCCTTAGGTGGTCTATCGTCGCCTTCGGAATAGGTTTTGGCATACAAAGTCAACATCCGCAAGTTGCACATGGCGTGAGCAAGATGAGGCAATCCAGACTCGGCGTCGTTTTCTTCCCCACGCTGCCATGCTGCTAAATGGCGCATAGCACAAGCAAACGGAACTGACCAATCCATGCCTTTAGCCCAGTTCCATGCAGCATACTTTTGTTTGCCATACGCCCAGACCTTAGCTTCATCTTCAAGAGTGCATAAGGGAATCAAGCTAAAGTCTGGTTTGCCGGTGTTGTATCGAGCTCCAGACCCTTTGGCAGTGCTATTAACGTCGCCAATTCCACCAACCCCAGCGCCACTTGGTTGCGAATTACCGGCGCCTGTACTAGATAAAGCTTCTGCAATTGCCAAAATAGATTTTTGCGCGTCAACAGGGTCGTATTCCATCACGGCTACGTTGCCCGGATTATTCGGTTCAAAATGACTCAAAATGTTTTTCCTCCCCACACTTGTTGTTCTAAATGGCGTACATAACTGTTTTGATGGTCAATGTGCTTGATTAGCTTGTCATACATTAGACGCCAATAGTCTGCATCGGCTAAAGCTTTAGCCAATCGTTCTTGCAATTTAGCAATCTCGATCTCGTCCATTAGAACTCCCACGTCTTTTTAATTTCAATCTTGGTTTCGCCATTTTCGGCACTTAAAGAAAAGTGCCAAACCTCTTGATCGGGCTTACTTAGATCAGCATGCCCCGCAAACGGGATGGGTTCTTTTTCAAGCTCTTGCGCTGCTTTTCTGTCGTCAGTAGTAAAAGTTGTCATGCCCATCCTCCCAATCGTATGCCAAGACGAATAGCAGAAATAAGAATGACGGTGGCTATTACCATAAGGGCAATAACCACCTTATCAGCCCAACTAGTCTGCATAGTTCGCCACCTGAATTTCTAGTCGGATAACTGCTACTTTAATCTCTTCTACAGCGTCTGTAATTAATTTTTTTCCGACCAATCCGGGATTGGCATTCAATACTTCTAATTGGTTTAAAAGCTTTTTGAGCTTAATTAAATCGTGTGATAGATCATTCATTTGATCCTCGCCACTTTAGCTTTTTGTAATGCCATCTCATAGACTTCACGCATGTCGGCATCTAAATCGCGCAACGGAAGGTTTTGATAGTACTTCCACTTGTCTTTGTACTCTTGCAACTCGGATGGTGGTACCCAGCCGTATTGAGTGCGCCAACGCTTGGTAATGTCGGTTCCAGCTTTAGTCCAGATATAAGGTGTTCTCATGATTTTTCCTCTAGTTAAATCAGTTTAAGCAGCTATTTGTTTGCGAAGCTCTTCCCGTTCTCTTGCTGCACGGAGAATGGTGTACCGTTGATGTAAGCGTTGTACGATAGACCAACGCTTGGCACCTTCCAGTTCTTGTTCCAATAGATTGCCAACTTCCTCTTCATCCAAAGTGGACAAAATATCGGTTAATGATCTCCAGCTATAAGTCTTTGCTGGTTCTTTCTTTTTAAGCCATTTCATTTAATGCCTTTCTTAACGTAATTAATTCAGCTTGCATTTCGGCTAATTTATTTGATGGCACAAGCACAGAGTTACCACGAATAGTTTTAAGTTCCTCTATTTCAGCTTGTTGCTGGCGTAGCATGGTGGCTGCTTGCGTTAAAGTTAAATCATCAAACCATCCAGTAGTCATATTTTCTAAAGCATCAGCTAGTTCATTTGCGTTCATTGCTATTTCCTTTCAGCTTTTAGCTAATGTAACAGATTTATTTGTATTGTAAAGCATTGTGTTGCTTTTTAGTCACTTTAGCTCTTCAATTGCTATATCGCTAATTGCGCGTTTGTCCGCCAACGCCGCCCAGATGCGCTCATCAATGGTTTTGTTGGTCAGCAGGATGTAGCACCATACATCTTGTGTTTGTCCGCTGCGATGGAGGCGCCCAATGGTCTGCTCATACAGCTCCAAACTCCAAGGTAAACTGATAAATACCAGCTTATTGCCGCCATGCTGAAGATTCAAGCCATGACCTGCGGACTTGGGGTGAATTAGTAGCAACTCGATCTTGCCCGCGTTCCAACGCTCGATAGCGTCTGTATCGTCTAGCGTTACAGCATGTGGATAGCGGCGTTTGAGTTCGGCTAGCTCTTCCTTGTAGTTATAGACAATCAGCGTATTGGCTCGTTGGTTCTCGGCTAACAGATCATCTAGCAGTTCAAATCTGTGGTCTGAAAACCACACTGGCGTTTGTTTGATGTCAAATTGACCGGGAATACTAGACGCCGATTTCTCCGTGTAGTAACAAAAGCCAGAAGCCATCTGTTGTAATTTCTGCGTAACTACGGCAGAATTGGCAGCTACTACTTTTGCTTCAGGAAATTGATGCACAAAGTCTTTTTTCATTTTCTCGTAGGGTTCGCGATCTGGCAAATCGCAACGTATCTCTACGGTTCGCAATGGTGGCAACTTATCTTTATATTCACTGGATTCAAGTAAAAATGTCGCAGGGCGAATACGTTGCATTACTGATTCTAACGATCCTAATCTGGGTTGCCATTCACCAAAATCGCGATTGATACATACAAAGTATTGCTGTAGGAACGCACCCTTGCTTCTGCCTAACAGCTTTTGGTCAACAATTTTGCACTGACCAAAGACATCCTCCAAGCCATTGCTGGTAAAGCTGCCCGTCAAACCCCAACGTATTGGTACAAGGTCTAGCACTTTTAACAATGCCTTAAAGCGTGTTCCCGATGGGTTCTTGAGCTTGGTTAACTCATCAAACACAATACCGTCAAAATCAAGGTATTGTTCAGTGAGCCATTGAATGTTGTCGTAATTAATGACTACAACTTGGGACTTACTTCTCAAGGCTTCTAGCCGTTGCTTAGGAGTGCCAATACAAACTGATAAGGATAAACCCTTAGCCCACTTGTCACGCTCTTGTCGCCATACATCGGTGCATACGCGCTTGGGGGCTAATACTAACCAACGCTTAACTATTTTGGTGTCAAGCATTTCCTTCATGGCAGTTAAAGCAATCGCGGTTTTACCCGCGCCTACTGATGCTAAAATCATCGCCCTATCGTTCTCGTACAAGAAGTCAACGGCTTTTTCTTGATAATCCCTAAGTTTAAGCATGGCGGGCGTATTCTCCATGATATTTATGCCGCGCTTCTTGAGCTACTAAATCTGCTAACTCTAAATCATCAAAATAACCTAAACATCTTTTTCCTGCATCTGTAGATACTTGAACAATCCATTTTTTATCTCTTGAACACCAATGAACGCCTTTTACGCCAGACTTATTATTGCGATTTATGCCTCGATTCCATAGATTTTGTAGCTTTGTGGCTGGGCGTAAATTGTCAATATTGTTATTAAGCCTATTTCCATCTATGTGATCTAAAAATTCCGGAACCCATTTATGGTGCATAAAAAATATTAACCGATGGCTTAAATAACCTATACCATCAAATTTTATTTTCATATACCCTTGATCGTTTACATGCCCCGCTATATCACCAACTTTAATACAATTACTTCTTGCAATTTTCCAGTAAAGCGCTCCATCTTTATATTCAAATAGCTTATGTAAATACTCTAATGGGGGCATGGGTTTGTTACTTTTGCTAGCCATTCGTTAATCTCCAATTTTGTACTTAAACAGGCGTACCGTTGTTTTAAAGCTACAACATCATCTTTAAATATTTCTTGCATCGGCGACAGGTATCCACCCTTTGGTCGCTTTAATTCTACAAACCATGTATTGCCATTCGGCATACAAGCAATACGGTCTGAAACGCCGCGTTGTGTTGGTGATTTAAACTTATAGGTCTTTCCACCAATAGACTCAACTGACCAAACAAAATACTTTTCTATTTCACGTTCGCGTTCGTTCATAAGAAATATATCATAAAAAGTGTTGCACTCAAAAAATAATCTGTTACACTGACAGTTCTAAAGAAAAAAGGATAAAGAAAAATGGCAAAGCATTCAGCAATTGTAGGCGGTTCCACCGCTTCTCGGGTAATCAAATGCCCTGCATCTGTAGCGCTCTGCGCCAAGATGCCGCCAAAGCCTTCAAGCAAATACGCCGACGAAGGAACATTACTTCACAACGCAATCGCAGAAATTTTAGAAAAAGATTTAGAGCCAAGCGAAATCATTGGTTTTAAGTACAAAGAACTTGAAGTAACTCACGAATTATTTGCTGACAAAATTATTCCCGCTTTGCGTAGTTTGGATGAAGTTGATCCTGATTGCGAAATGAAAATAGCAGTCGAGTCAGAAGTAGATTTCGGTGAATATCTTCCCGGTGTATTTGGTTCTGCTGACGTTATTGGGCGCCTTGGAGATAAAGCAATTGTTCTGGATTGGAAGTTTGGTTCTGGCGTAATCGTTAATGCCGAAGAGAACAATCAAGGTATGTTCTATGCCGCGGCAGCCATGCGTACAGAGAAAACCAAGTGGGCATTTGAGAGCGCTAAAGAGATTGAGATCATTATTGTTCAACCTCCAGAGATGCGTCGTTGGGTTACAACTCCCGAGCGCATCAAAGAGTTTGAACAGCAACTATCTATTGCCGTTAAAGAAGCTGGACGCAAAGACGCACCGATGCAATCAGGTAGCCATTGTCGTTGGTGCGCTGCGAAGCCTGTTTGCCCCATCATGACCGATTCTGTAGCTCGATCAACACAGATTGCATTGAAAGATCTAAAACCCGATTTGATTGCAACTTATTTGCAACAAGCCGATGTGCTTGAGGATTGGATTAAAGAGCTGCGTGACTTAGCTCATCAGATGTTGGAAGCGGACGTTAGGGTTCCGGGCTATAAGCTAGTAGCTAAAAGAGCCATACGCCAATGGGCTGACGAACATGAAGCAGCCATAGCGTTATCGACTAAAGGTATTTCACCTCATAAGCCATTAGAAGTCATTTCTCCTGCACAAGCAGAAAAGCTTCTTGGTAAAAGCGGCAAAGACGCAATTAAAGATTTAGTAGTAGCAGTAAGCAGTGGCAGTACGTTGGTACCGGAGAGTGATCCCCGCCCAGCGGTTTTACAAATCGGCAAGCAACTCACCGCTGCCTTAAACAAACTTAACTAGGAGCAAAGAGCAATGAGCAATTTAACAACATTTAAAAACGCAGGTTTACCAGCAGTAGCAGATTTATCCAAGGCTTTGAAGTCTAACTTAGCAACCGTTACCGATGTTGGTACTGTGATTATTAAGATGGACAAGACAGGTCATTGGGTATTTGGTTCAGATCAAACTGAAACGCAAGATGGTTCCGAATGGGCTATCAATCCTTTTAGCTTTGTACATGGTTACATCGCTTGGGGCGCGTCTGAAGTATTGGGTGAGAAGATGGTTCCCATTAATCAACCACTACCTGAACTCGAGCCAGCACCAGCCAATGCTAAAAAAGGTTGGGAAGTACAAGTCGGTTTAGAAATGAAGTGCATCAATGGTGACGACAAGGGGCTAACAGCTCGTTGGGCAACCACAGCAACCGGCGGCAAACGCGCCATCCAAGCATTGGGTGTTGAGATTGCCGAGCAGATCGAGAAAGACTCTAGCAAGCCAGTTGCCATCGTTGCATTAGAAACTGAGCATTACACTCACAAGTCTTATGGTAAGGTATACACCCCAAAGATTCGTGTAATTCGTTTTGAGTCTATGGAAGTGGAATCAGCTACCGATGCGCCTGAACTTGAGGCACCAGAAGCAGATGAACCAGAAGTAGCAGCAGCTCCAGCAGCGCCAGTGCGTCGTCGCAGAGCAGCCGTATAAACTTGTATAAACACGGGGTGAAAGTACTGACACTATTCAGCTCAAGTACTCGAGGACGAACGACTAAAAAGACTTGCGAGTAGCCCCACCTAATTTAACTAGAGGACAAATCATGGTAGACAGATCAAATTTAAACCCGACAGAGCGTCGGCAAATCAGCGAAGTAAAGATGGCGATGGTTCGCGCCGCGCAAGTCAATATTAAGAATATTTTCCCAAGTCTTGGCGCCAAGAGCGAAAAAGTGCACCACACTAAGAGCTTGTCGCATACGCGTAAGGGTTCAGGACGTAAGCACCAGCAAGGTAAAGTAGTATAACGATTACGGGGGAAATAATCGGCTCGCGAAAGTGGATACACAAGTAAGCCTTGTCCAAAGCGGGAAGCCTAACATCCTAGGAAAAATGGTTAGGTAGCAAGAGGATAGTAAACCGATTAAAGTACCCCACCTAAATTAGAGGATTAGGATAATGAGATTCATTATTGGATTTATTGCTAGTGCAATTTTATTAACTTTTACATGGTGGCTGGCTGGATATAACTTTGACCAACGAAATATTGATGTTGCTTTTGGATTTGGTATGAGTGTAATTCTCAGCTTTATTGCTGGTATGGGTGCGGAAACCACTAAATACTAAAAAGGATTAGGACAATGATTGTAGATAACAAAGACGGTACATTTAGTATTAAACGCCTTACTGTATGGGAAATGTCCGCTGACGAAGTAAAGATTTTGCAAGAGCAAAATAAACAGCTTAAAGAGTTTGTTAAAGCAATATTAGTTCATGGCGGTGACGGCGTTGGTGATTGGGATGGCTATGAATTACAAGAGTTGGCAGTTAAATCAGGGCTGTTTATAGAAAAGACAATGACCGAGCCATGTAATTTAGGTAAAGAAGAAACCGAAAGCTGTTTATGCCGCGAGTATTGCTATGGCGAAGAATCGTGGGAATGCTACAGAATTAATAGATTCTTGTTGGAGGATTGATGTCAATTCTTTGGATTGACTTTGAAACCAAGTCCCGTTGTAACTTGTTAACGCGAGGCGTATACAACTACGCGCAAGACATCTCTACGGAAGTCTTGTGTATGTCGTATGCGTTTGATGATAACGAAGTTATAACGTGGACGCCTGACATGCCGTTCCCAGAAGAAGTCATGCGGCATGAAGGCATGATTTACGCTCACAATGCCGCGTTCGAGCGTCTTATCTTTTGGTATGTCTTGCAGGTCAATTTCAAGCTCGAGCAATTCTATTGCACCGCTACGCAAGCGCGAGCCAATTGCGCTCCCGGATCATTGGAAGATGTTGGTCGTTTTGCTGGCGCCTCGATGCGGAAGGATTTCAGAGGATCTCAACTGGTTCGCGCTCTATCTATTCCGCAATCGGATGGAACATTTAATAATGATCCTGAATTGATGAAAGAAATGATTGAGTACTGCGAGCAGGACGTTCGAGTGATGCGAAACATTAGCAAACTGATGCGTCCATTATCAAAGGAAGAATTAGATGATTACCATATCAACGAGCGCATTAATGATAAGGGCGTATTGGTCGACGTATCACTTGCCCAAGCTGCTATGTTGTACTCGGAAGAAGAGATCGCGGAAGTACAAAAGCTTGTCGTTGAAATTACCGAAGGCGAAATCACCTCTGTACGTTCTCCCAAGATGCGGGAGTGGGTTCAGTCGCGGGTTGGTAGCGAAGCGCTCAAGCTCATGGAGAGCTATAAAGAGGGTCGAAAAAAGTATTCAATCGACAAGAATGTACGAAATACTCTCCTCGCTTTTGCAGACGAAAACCCAGACGAAGTTCCGCCGCATGTAGCCGATGTTATTCAATGTGCCGATGATTTGTGGGCATCTTCAGTAGCGAAGTTTCAGCGTATGGTGAACTTGGCTGACATCGAGGATCACCGCGTTCGTGGTGCCTTTATGTTTAACGGCGGTTCAGCTACGGGAAGGGCTTCTAGCTTTGGGCTACAGGTGCATAACTTTACTCGTAAATGTGCTAAGAACCCTGAAGCTGTTCGCGCTGCGATGGTTAAAGGCGACGATATTGTGCCGCAATATGGTAAAAGAGTGACCGATGTGCTAAAAGGAATGTTGCGTCCAGCGATTGTTCCATCTAAGGGTAAATACTTAGTAGTGGCAGACTGGGCAGGTATTGAGGCACGATGCAATCCGTGGTTATCTAACAAACCTCAAGCCGAAGAAGTCCTCGATATTTTTAGGACTGGAAAGGATATTTATGTTCGAGAAGCTGCGGGAATTTTCCATTGTGATGAAGCAGACATTACGCCTGATCGCAGACAGATTGGCAAGGTCGCTATTCTTTCATGTGGTTATGGTGGTGGTATTGGTGCTTTTGCTGCGATGGGTCGTAACTATGGTGTGGTTCTACCCGAATCTGACGCCAAGCGAACGGTGGATGCGTGGCGTAGGGCAAACCAGTGGGCGGTGCATTACTGGCAGGAACTTGAGTCAGCCTATACCCGTGCAATGCGTAATCCGGGTTACGAATTTTCTGCGGGTCGAGTAACTTATCTATATGACACACAACATCTTTGGTACGCACTTCCAAGTGGGCGCGTGTTATGCTATCCATATGCGCGCTTAGATGACGAGGGGATCTCCTACGCCAAAGCAGCGTGGAAACCGGCTGCAATGGCTACAGAATGGGCGAGAGCTAGACTCTGGAAAGGGCTTGCTTGCGAGAATATTACGCAAGCTGTTGCCAATGATATTCTCCGCAATTCGCTACGACGATTAGATAACGTGGTTTTGCACGTTCATGACGAAATAGTTATCGAAACTGATAGTCCAGAAGAAGTAAAATTACAGATGGAAAAAATTATGTGCGAGCCACCCGTTTGGGGTCAGGGCTTACCCTTAGACGTAGAAGTAAACATTATGACAAGGTACGGAAAGTAGTAAACTGTCCGTCCAATAAAGCGAAAAAGTCTGAACCCTTATGAGATTCAGACTATTTCTAACCAATAACTAGAGGATTAAATGGCTGCCAAAATAATATCACAAATTGACTTTATTGAATATTTAGCAAAACTCCCAGCAGAAGGTGAAACACTACTTTTAGTTCAGCAAAAGCCTGTTAAGAAAGAAGGTAAACCTGTTCTGCATAACGATGGGACACCGAAGTACACTTGGTTGCCTTCATTGCCAACTAAGGTAAAACCCGATACCGCGTTGTATGTCAACACGGGTAGTTTTATTATTGATCGCTTCGAAGGCGGCAAGTTATCGGCGTCATCTGCCAACTGCGAGCATGTGCTGTTTTTGATGTTAGACGACATCGGAACCAAGTCTAAGACACCGCCGTTAGAACCTACATGGAAGATCGAAACGTCCCCCGGCAATCAGCAGTGGGGCTACATATTTGACTTTGATAACCAGCCATCCAAGGGTGAGTTCACCGCTGCAATCACCGCTATTGCTGCCGCTGGATACACCGATGGCGGAGCCACCAATGCAGTGCGTAACGTGCGTGTCCCCGGCTCAATTAACTTGAAGGCTGGTAAAGATAACTTTGCTGCCAAATTATTAGAATTTCATGCCGAGCGTGAGTTTACGCTTGAGCAAATCTGCGACGCGCTGGGGGTTGTGCCGAATGATGCAGACACAGCCTCCATGCAGCGTATCGCGCTCACCGACGACGGTGACGATGACATCTTGCAGTGGATTTCCGATAACGGCATGTTGCTCGAGAAAGCCAACGGTGCTGGTTGGTACGGTATTGTTTGCCCTAACAGCGGCGAGCATAGTGATAACAATCCAATGGCTCGCTATCATCCTGTCAATCGCGCGTTCTGCTGCTATCACGAACATTGCCAGACGTTTGACTCGGCGGCTTACCTCGAGTGGGCAGCAGAGAACGGCGCACCCAAACACCAGCCCGGAGTTCGCTCCGAGCTATTAACAGAAAAGATGGCAAAAGCTTTAGAGCTCATTACGCCAACGGCTATGTTCTCCGATACTTCCAAAATCATTGCTGAAGTAGAGCGGAAAGAACTAGCAAGAATAGAAAAGGAAGAGTGGTATGAGCGATTCGCGTATGTCCAAGATGACGACGCATACTTTGATCTTGTTGAAAGACGGGAGATCTCTCGAGGCACGTTTAACGCAATATTTCGACACATTAATTGCCGATCAGTTCATACAGGACGCAAGATCGAAGCCTCAGTCTGCTACGATGAGAACAGACAAGCTCACAATGCCAAAGCTGTAGTCGGCATTACCTACGCTGCTGGTGAGTCCGTGCTGGTTGGGCGCGAAGGCGACATTTACGGCAATCGTTGGGTTGATGCTAGACCTAACGTCGAGGACGTAGAAGTACAAGATATTTCCCTATGGGAAGAGTTGATCGAGCGCCTTGTGCCAGACGAGCATGACCGCAACCACCTGCTTGACATCATGGCGTTCAAGTTGCAGAACCCACAGATCAAGATCAACCACGCAGTGTTGCATGTTGGCGATGAAGGTTGCGGTAAGGACACCATGTGGGCGCCGTTTATCTGGTCAGTGTGTGGCGCGCGTTTAAAGAACCGCGGTTACATGGATAGCGACTCTTTGCACTCGCAGTGGGGTTATGACCTTGAGTCAGAGATCCTGATTATTAATGAGTTGAAAGAACCGGACGCAGCAGCTCGCCGTGCATTAGCAAACAAACTCAAGCCAATTATTGCGGCGCCACCTGAAATGCTGAACATCAACCGTAAGGGTTTACACCCATACCAAATGGCTAACAGGCTATTTGTACTGGCATTCTCGAACGAGCAAATTCCCATCAGTTTGGCGTCGCAAGATCGTCGTTGGTTTGCTATCTCATCAAACGCCCCTCGTATGGAAAACCACGAAGGTAAAGCTATCTGGGATTGGTATTTAGCTGGGGGCTTTGGGCAAATAGCTGCGTTCTTGTGGGATCGCGA